TGACTGGCGCGCGGCCAAAGGGGCCTGACATGTCGATCATCGGACGGCTGCGCGTCATTCTTGGCGCCGATGCCTCACAGCTGGAATCCACGCTGGCGCAGACGCGCCAGCAGTTCCGCGCGATCTCTGCGGCCTTTGCCGCGACCGCTGCCGCTGCGGGCACCGCCATGCTGGCCGTGTCGCGCGAGGTGATCGCCGGGGCCAATGAAATCCAGAACCTGTCGCAGGCGGCCAACGCGGTGCCGGAGGAGTTCCAGAAATGGTCCGCCGCCACCTCCACCGTGGGGATCGAACAGGACAAGCTGGCCGACATCCTGAAGGATGTGAATGACCGGGTGGGCGACTTCCTGTCCACCGGCGGCGGGCCGATGGCGAATTTTTTCGACAACATCGCGCCCAAGGTGGGCGTGACTGCCGAACAGTTCCGCCATCTGTCCGGGCCGCAGGCGCTGCAGCTCTATGTCGACAGCCTCGAAAAGGCCGGGGTCAGTCAGGGGGAGATGACCTTCTATCTGGAGGCCATGGCTTCGGACCTGACCATGATGCTGCCGCTCCTGCGCAATGGCGGGGCAGAGATGGCCCGCCTCGGCAGCCGGGCCGAAGAGTTCGGCGCGGTGCTGTCGGGGCCGACGCTGGTGGCGATGCAGCGCACGCAGGTGGCGCTGGCAGAGGTCGGGCTGGTGTTCAAGGGCATGGCCTATCAGCTGGCCACCGCGATGCAGCCCAGCATCGAGGCGATGGCCAATGCCTTCACCGCGCTGGCCGAAAGGGGCCAGCCGATCAACACGGCCTTCACCCTGCTGATCGATAACCTCGGGCGCCTCGCGACCTATGGCGCGACTGCTGCGGCTATGCTGGGCACGCGGCTGGCTGCGGGGTTCGTGGCGGCGCGGCTCGCCACCATGACACTGTCCGGCGCCCTGTTGGTTCTGCGCGGGGCGCTGATCCGCACCGGTATCGGGGCACTGATCGTGGCTGCAGGTGAACTCGTTTATCGGTTCGGTGAACTTGTGCGCGGCGCCGGTGGCTTTGGAGAAGCTATGGGCCTTCTGAAGAACGCTGCGATCGAGGTGTGGCAGCGGATCGGGGATGGTGCTGATTTTGTCGCCCAGTCCGTAAGAGCGATGTCCAACAAGATGAACGCTTGGTTCATCGAGAAGCTTGGGAGCATGACTGCCAAGTTTGTCGAATTTACGTGGACGGTTGCTGAAGGGCTGAACGCGATATTCGGCACGACATTGCGCGGCGCCGATGGGTTGATCACGCAGAAGCTACAACTTGCCTATGTCGCGGCAAACGAAGCCGCTGCTGCGGCTGAAAAATCTGCGGCAGCCGCGGCGTCACGATTCTCCGCGCCTCTTGTCCATCTTGAAGCCCTTCGCACGGCCATGAAGGGGGTCGCGACGGAAACACAAGTTGCTACCGACGCAGCGGGTGATTTGAATGAGACACTCGCCGGAAGTGGTGCTGCAGGTGACGAAGAGGGCGGAGGGGCGGGCAGGAAATCTGCGGTTAAGAAAGCCAAGGATGAAATGACCGAACTGGAAAAGCGGGCGCAGTCCGCTGCGGACACCATCCGCTCCAGCTTCACCGACGCCTTCAAGGGGATCGTCTCCGGCGCGCAGACCTTCGGGCAGGCGGTCGGCTCCATCTTGCAGGGTCTGGCAGACATGATGCTGCAGGGTCTCGGCAACGCGATCTTCGGCGGCATCTCAAAATCCTTGGGCGGCATCTTCGCCGGCGCATTTCCTGCCTATGCCAACGGCACGCCGAACCATCCGGGCGGTCTGGCATGGGTGGGCGAGCGCGGGCGCGAGCTGGTCAACCTGCCGCGCGGATCCAGCGTCATCCCGAACAACAAGCTGGGCGGCCCGGATCGGGGGCCCGGCGGCTCCGGATCGGTGCAAGTCCAGATCGTGCCGAGCCCGTATTTCGACGCACGTGTGGGCGGCATTTCGCAGCAAGTGGCGGGGCCTATGGTGCAGGCGGGCATGCAGGCCAGCGCCCAGCAGTTCGGAAATATCGCCCATAGCTTTAACGAACGGGGCACAGCAGGATGAGCCGTCCCCTTGTGACGATCGGCTATCATCTGATGATGGTTACCGATGTCGATTGGACTATCGACTGGCGGGGCAGCCCCACCTCGGACGCCACCAGCGGTTTTACCCAAACCGTGTATAATGCTTTCCCGCGCTGGGTTGGTAGCTTGCAGATGAGGCTGCCCGGCAAGATGATCGGCCACTGGCGTGCGGCAATGTGGGCGGGGCAGGGGCGAGCGGGCATCTACCGCCTGCCGATGATCGACCGGGCCGTGTTCAACCGGGCAGCCGTTCTGTCAGCCGCTCAGGCCGCGCAGGGCAATCCCTTCTCGACTGGAAACTATTTCAGCACTGGAAGCGGATTCGACGCGGGCCCCTTCGTCCCTGCCGCGGCGGCTGCGGCAGGGACGGATGAAATCCGGGTGACCACCGCCAATCCAGCGCTGGTGCCGGTGGCGGGCCAGATTATCAGTGCCGATGACTGGCCGATGGGGGTCACCTATGTGGTGCCGGAGGATGGAAACGTTTACCGCCTCGGCATCCAGATGCCGCTGCGCGCCGCGATTGCAGAGGGCGATCCGATCCGACTTGTCGCTATGGGCCGTTTCGAGGTGCTGGACGATCTCGCGGGGCGGGCCGCCTACGGGCTGGATCTCGTGAGCACCCCTTCCATCAGCTTCCGCGAGGTTCTGACGCGATGACGTTCTTTCCCGAGGGTTTCGATCCGCGCGGCGCTGTCGTGCGGATGATGCACCTCTGCGCGCTGGACACGCCGGACGGCATCCAGCGCTTCATGCTGGGCGCGGACGGCAAGTTCACGGATGTGACCGGCGCGCATTGGTATGGCTCGCAGCTTCTCACCATGTCCGGGTTCCAGAGCGCCATCAACGGCATCGCTCCGGCTGGCCGGATCGGCATGGCTTTCTATGAAGATCCGGGCGGCCCCAGCGTCATCGACTCCATCCGGCAATACGGCGCCGATTATCTGGATGGTCGGCCCATCGATTTCTATGTGCAGCCGCTGCGGTCGGCGGCGGAGTTCTATGCGCCGACGCTGGCGCCTGTGCAATATGGCCGCCGCACCATGCGCACCATCACCATCAGCCTGACCGGGCCGCTGCAGCGCGAGATCGCGGTGGGCTTTGAGGCTTGGAGCGAGGGGCGGCGCACTGCGCGGCGGATCGCGCTGAACACCGCAGGCCATGCGGCGCTGATCGGCGAGGCCAACGTGTCCCTCGAATTCATGCCAACCACCGACTTCACCGAGGAAAAGCTGTGGAATTGAAGCCAATGCCCATCAGCCTGATGGCGGCGGAGATCAACCGATGGTCCGTCTTGCCCTTCGCATGGGGGCAGAGCGACTGCTGCCTGATCCTCGCCGACTGGATCTGGCGCGTGACGGGGCGCGACCCGGCGGCGGCGGTGCGCGGCCTTTATGACACCCCGCTGCAGTGCGAGCAGGTCACGGGATTCCTGCGCGACCCGGTCGGCGCCGTCGAGCGCCAGCTTGTCACCATCGGCGGCCTGCCGCGTGTTGAGGCGCCGCAGGTGGGCGACGTGGCGGTGTTGCGGCGCATGGACAGCCCTCGCCCGTTTGGCGGGCTCTGGACTGGCGGGCATTGGGCCGGGAAGGCGGAGCAGGGGGTGACGATCCTGCAGCCGATCCTCGCGCATCCTCTGGCAATTTGGGGGGTGGGCTATGAGGCATAGGCTTGGCCTCGCGGCTCTGCTGACCACCACGGCGCTGGTCTGGCCCGAGCCTGCTGCAGCCATGCCAGCGGTGGGCGCTTTCATCTACGGCGTCGGCGCGGCACTGTCGGGCGCGGCTACGCTGACCGCGACAGCGGCCACTGCCAGCGCTGCCATTGGGGGCTATTCGCTGGCCTCCTCTGCCATCGGCGGCCTGCTGATCAAGGCGGGGCTCTCCATCGGCCTGTCGCTGATCGCGGCGGCGCTGCAGCCCGGCCCGCAGATCCCGAAACCGGCGGCGCAGATGCGGAACTTCGCGCAGCCGGTGACCTATGCCGAATTCGCCCTGGGCCGGGTCCGGAAGGGTGGGCCGCTCGGGTTCACCCGCGCGCAGGGCAGCTATCGCTATTACGTGCCTATTGTCGCGGCGCATTCCGTGCATGGCATTTACCAGCACTACATCGATGAGCGCCCGGCAGAGCTCAATGAATTGGATGAGATCGTGGTGCCTGATGTGGGCAGCAAGGGGCGGATCCAGTTCTTTGATGGCCAGCCGGGACAGACCGCCAACGGTGAACTGATGGCCAACTTCCCGGGCATCATCACCGCAGCGCACGATTTCAAGGGGCTGGCTGGCGCCGTGGTGCGAGCCAAGAAAGCGAAGAACCCTGCGAACACGACGAAGTATTACCCTGGGCAGATCCCGTGGGCCTATACCCCCGTCATCGAAGGGCTGGATCAGATCTATGATCCGCGCACCGACAGCACCGGATACACCAATAACGCGGCGCTGGTCCTCGCGTGGTGGCTCACCGAACGGCTGGGGCAGCAGGTCGATTGGGACGATGTCACCATCGAGGCTGATGTTTCCGACGAACCGGTGACGCTGGCCGATGGCGTGACGACGCAGAAGCGCTGGACCATCAACACGGTGATCAGCGACGATCAGGATTTTGAGACGCAGCGGGCCCAGCTCTGCGCGGCCTGCGATGCTTTCTTGTATGAGCGCCCCGATGGCAAGGTTGGGTTCTATGTCGGGCGCTACGTCGAGCCCGATGTGACCCTGATCGATGACGATTTCTGGTCGATCAATGAAGTGCAGGGGCAGACCGGCAGCAGCGCCCCCACGGAGATCGTGCCGGAATATGTTGAGCCGGAAAACCACTGGCGCGAGTTTTCGTCGGGGGCCTATGTGCTGACCGATGCGGAGCGCGTCGTGCGCGACACGCCGCAGCTTTATGCGATCGACTCGCACAATCAGGCCATCCGCATCGCCAAGCGCCTCGGGCGGGTCAAGAGGGCGCAGTTCCAGATCCAAGCCACCATCGGCCTGATGGGTTATGAGCTGATCGGCAAGCGCTTCTTCCGGCTGCAGCATTCAGTCCTCGGGCTCGACCACGTCTTTGAGATCGGCGAGCTGGCACGTGTGGATATCAACACCTTTCAACTGAGCGCTGTCTCCGTCACCGAAGACGACTTTGCGTTCGATGCCGCGACAGAAGAGCCCGACCGCCCAACGATTCCGCCGGATGAAAGCGGCACGTTTGGTGTTCCGGACATCACCGGCGTGGTCGCGGTCAGCGAGGTCGAAGGGCAGGTAAAGGTCTCATGGTCCGAACAGGACGATATCTACACCCAAGAGGCGCGGATCGTGGATGGCGAGGGCAGGGTGATCCTGCGCAATACCACGGCGATGGCGGGCCAGCCGGACAACCTGATTTTCTCGGGCCTGCCGGTCGGCACCAGCTACAGCGCGCAGGCGCGCAATGTGAGCACCACGCGGCAGGGCGACTGGATCCCGGAGACACCTATCAGCGTCACCGCCTCGGGCGGATCGGCGGCGGTGCCGGTGATCGAGGACGCCGCCGCCGATATGACCGGCGTGACCTTTTCCGGCACAGCAGGTGCCCGCACAACGGCGCTGCGGGTCTATCGCAGCGAGACCGACGACTTTGGCACCGCCACGCAGATTGGCGGCACCGTCGCAATCAGTCCCTTTGCCGACTTTATCGTTAATGCCGCCAGCCCGACCGGCGCCGCATTCTTCTGGGTGGTCGGTCTGAACAGCGAGGGCAACCTCGGCACCCCCACCGCATCCTACAATTTGACCCCGTTCTGAGAGGCACGACATGGCCCTTGCTCCAATCCGCACCATCCTTCAGGGCAACCCGATCAGCCCCAGCCACCAGCCGCCCCCGGATGAGTTCGCCAGCTATCTGGAGGACAAAGAGGCGCGACTGCTGGCGATTGAAGCCGAAGCCCTCCCCGACCGCGTCGAGACGCTGGAAGAGGGGCAGATTGGGGGATATGTGGCCGCCGCTACCTGGACCGGGTTGCTGGCCATCACGCCGTCCGTAAACGGCACCGCAGGCGAGGTGCAGGACAGCGATACCGGCACGCACAGCGCCGCCAGCGGCACGGGCTATGATGGTGCCACGGTGAACAACGCGGGTCGCTATAGCTGGAATGGCAGCTGGGGTCGTTGGGTCCGCATTGGTGATACCGGCCTGTCCGGCAAGCTCACCTCTGCTGCCAACCTGTCGGACGTGGCCGACGCCGCCACAGCCCTGGGCAACCTTGGTGCCGCAGCACAAGCAGAGTTCGAGGCGGAACAGCAGGCCCGCGCCGCAGTCACCCGGGATATGGCCGAGGTGCGGGCCGGGGGGCTGGGCCGCGACGGCGTGGAAGGCTGGGCGTGGCCGGTGATGGACCGCGCGGGCAAGGTGGCCGGGGGCTTCAAGCGTGATGGCAGCTTCCATGCGCAGGCCTTCGGAGCCTCGGTGCCGGTGCTGGCGGACCGTGACGCCCCGCGCATCCCGCTGGTCTGGGATGCCGAGGGCCGGATGGCGCTGGGGCTGGAGCCGGATGGCAAGCTGATCCTGCCCGCCCTGTCGGAGCAGACGATCACCCTGCTGCAGGCGCTGGTCGGGGGGGCGGGCGGCGCCGTGGCGGGCGGGCTGTTTGCTGACGTGCCCGGCTGGAACCATCGGATTTATGATGCGACCCATCGCCTGATCACCATGCCCACGCTGTTCGGGCCGGTTGATGTACTTTATCCGGTGGCGGGGTCGGGGCTGCAGATCGCTGTGACCCGCCAGCCGGTGGAACTGCTGAGCGTCTCGGGCCAGAGCAACACCTTCCTCGGGGGCGATCCTGACAGCGGCATCAACGGCTTTGCCCTGCGCGGGATCTATGATCCGCACCGGGCCTTCCGCTCGGCGCATGGCACCAGCTGGGGCGACGGATCGGGCTCGGCCGCAGCGTATTCCCCCGGCGATCTGAGCGCGATTGTGCCCTCTGGGCAGGATTCGGAAAGCAGCAATGCTGGTCAGTTTACGCCAGACGTGATCCAGTTCAGCACCATCGCCACCGACGCGCGCGAGGCGCGGGAACAACGCGTCTACCTGCAGCTCACCTCTGCTGAAAGCGGCACGCCGCTCACGCAATACATGGCGGGCACCACCAAGGGTGACAACATCGCCAGCTATATCCCGGCAGCAGAGACGCTGATGCAGGGCACCTATGACCGCGACCTGATCATGTATGCGCATTTCCTGGTGGGGCATGAGGGGCTGGATTTCACCGGCTATGACGATTACGGCGCGCTGCTTTCGGCCTTTGCGGATGAGGTCTGCGGCTATGGCGCTGCGCTGGAGGCCAATGTCGCGGCAGACGTGCGGCCCAAGGTGATCACCTATCAGCCCAACAGCTACATCACCGATGCCGCGACGCCGAACGGCACCACGATCCGCCAGACCGCGCTGGACACGCTCGACACGGCGCTGAGCGATCCGGACGTGGTCTGCATCGGGCCGGTCTATCACGAGCGCACCGTCGATGACGGGATCCACATGACCGGCAAGCTGATGACCGGCGAGCTCTTTGCCCATGTCTATGACCGGGTGCGCAGCGGGGCGGGGTTTACGCCGCTGCACATCACCTCGGCCACCCGGGATGGCGCGGTGATCACGCTGGAGCTGGACGGCCCGGCAGGCTTCCTGCAGCTGGATGAAGACTGGATGCCCACGCTGACCAATGCCGGGATCCACTACGACGACGACAGCGACAGCGCGGCGGTGTCCTCTGTCGCCCTGGTCAACACCTCGGCCACCAGCCGGACGATTGAGGTCACGCTCGACGCGGTGCCCAGTGGCGCAAACCCGACGATCTATGTGGCGGGGCACAACAACACCACAGACGAGACCCGCCCCGGCGGCATGGCCTCGATCTACATCCCCGGCCCGCGCAGCTTCTGGCACGCCGCAGGCTATACCGAGTTCACCACCCCCGAAATTCGCTTCTACATCTGCCGCCAGCGCGTGGCAGTCAGCTAAGGAGACGGCCATGTCCGGAATTCGCCTCGATACCCTTTTCACCGATTCCAGCCTGCCGGTCGGCTCCAGCCTCGCCGCCGGGCTGCTGGCGTCCGAAAACCTCGTGCACTGGTTTCAGGCCGACGCCGCTCATGTCGACCTGACCGGCGACACCATCGACAGCTGGACCGACCGCGCGGGCAGCGGGCGCGTGCTGACCCCGGTCAGCGGCGGCGCGACGCTGGAGGATGCGGCGCTGGGGTCTTTCACCGCCGCGCTCTTCGACGATGCCACCAGCGATCACTACGGCATGTCCGGATCGACTCTGCCATGGACCGGGGCTTTCACCATCGGGGTGGTGGCGCGGCTCGACGATCTGACATCGGCGCTGCGCATGCTGGTCGGCGCGGGCAGCGGCTCGACCTTCTATCTCGGACGGATCGGCACCGACATCATGCGGCTGCGCTGCGGCGGCACCAACAACATCGACGCGGTTTTCCCGAACACCAGTGACTGGTTCTCGGTGCTCGCGTCCTATGACGGCACCTCGGCTGGCAAGATTTCGATCAATGGCGCGGCGGCGATCACCGGCACCGCCAGCGATCCCTCCGTCAGCAGCGCCACGGTGCTCGGCGCGACCGCCAGCGGGGGCACCGGATTCTGGAGCGGCGACATCTCCGATCTGATGATCTGGGATATCGACCTGCTGGCCAGCGGCGCCGCAGCAGAGCGCGCCAAGGTGGATGCCTTTCTTTCCTCGGTATACGGGATCGGATCGTGATCCCTGCGCTCCTCACCGCCATCTCCCGGCATTACATCGATCTCTATGCCGGACTGCTGCCGTTCGCGGTGGTCACGCTGCTGGCGCTGACCACGGTCAGCGGCAGCCTGCATTTTCTGGCGGCATGGTCCGCCGTCAGATTTCTGACGCGCACCATGCGCCGGATTCACCACGGGGCCGCATGAGCAAGACAGAAAAGCGCGTCCGCTGGGCGCAGGTGCT